ACTCCTGCTAATTTTGTATTAAATTTTAACTCTTCCTTTCTACTCTCTTCAGCTTCACTTAAAAGTTTTTTTCTAAAATCTTCTGATATTTTTAGTTGGACAATACAAGGTCCCCAACTAAAAACACCATACTTTATATCATTACTCATTTATCACCTAACATTGTTCTAAGGTTTGTGTTCTCTTCAGACAATCTATCTATTTCTTTCATTACTCATTTATCACCTAACATTGTTCTAAGGTTTGTGTTCTCTTCAGACAATCTATCTATTTCTTTTTTTAATCCTTCGATTGTTTTCTCTTGATTAAAAATAGCACCGCCTGCTTTTCTGCATTGGTTTTGTAAAAAGATTTTTTGTTTTTGTAATGCCTCGTTCTCATTCTTGTATTTTTTTACCTCAGCATACAAAGCAACTTTTTCTTCTTGAAGTTTTTCTATTTCTTCTAGATTTTCCATTCCTTCATTACTCATTTTCTCCTCCTTTCATAATCCAACGCAAAGCAGATGTTGTAGGGTCAAACCCATCAAAATCATACTTACTGCAACCTGTGGATGCCATCAGAATCAATAATAATATCATCAGCTTGACTCGCATCTATTTCTCCTTCCGAGTCACAGACACCACATTGTGCTGTAACTTCTTCTTTAGCTAGTCTGTAAGGTATTCTTACATAACCGTTGCCCTTACATGTTGGACATATTATCTTATTTTTTTTCTTTGACTTTTCCATTCAGTTTCCTCGCTTTCTCATTTACTAAAATACTAATAGTTTGTGATCTACTCAGCACTGTGTCTGGTTGTATTACTTTTCTTATCTTATCAATTAGGTCATAGGTCTTATGACTTAATGATACATTTTTGTACTTTGTTATATCAGTCATTGTGATACACTCCTTTCTTTAGATTTATCATATAGGATTTATCTTATAATTTACAATAGATGTCAATGAAAATATTATTATCTTTAATACTTTGTTCTGGTGTAGCTGGTGAATGTATGCCTGCATACGAATGGCCAACAAGATTCCCAGATATGTATGAGTGTATGCTTGCAGGCTATGAACAATCAACAGCAAAAATGTTAGAAATTGGTAGAGTTGAAGTTAATCAATTTGATATGTATGTTAAATTTACTTGTGGCCCAATAGAAACTATTTAATTCATATAAAACCCTGTAATTTCCGTGCACGTACTTTTACAGGGCCAAAGGCTCCACACCTCCACGGTACTTGCCGCTTCAAAGGTTGCCGTACAGGGAATAGCGCAAGGCGTTATATGGACGGAGGTCCTTTTCATACTCTTAAATTTTATTTACATATACAACCAACTAAAGCACCACTACCATCATTCATGATGTGNAGGTTTAACGTGTCAACGTAGCCCGTTAGTTTTAATCTTAGTATCTCGCACAGGTCCATGCAGTTCACTTCTTCCAACAAAGACATATGTTCCGTCATTTGCTTTGTGACAGGAATTAATTGATACAATCCGTCGTTTAATATGATGAGGTCCATTTGCACTCTCCTTTACTAATTTATACCAAAGATCTTTGTAGTATGGATCTTTAGTTTTGTTATACATAATTGCTGCATCATCTATTTTCTTTTGCATCTTCACCTCCAACTCTAGTACCGAAGGCTATAATTTTCTTGATTCCCGGTCCCTGTANCTCTAACTTTGCATAAGGTGCCCAAGATTTTTTAATCAAGTTCATTTCTAATACAAGATTAGACCATTGCTTTTGACTAATGTCTTTACTTGTTATTGTCATTTTTTTCATAATAATCCTTTCTATAATTCTATATAGTATCTTATGGGATGTTTGTCAACCCTGGCCTTTGTATCTTGTCTGTTTTTTCTGACGTTTTTCGTGTTTATTTTGATTTTTTTTATGCTGCCTAGGTCCTCTTTTAGGTGGCTTATCTCTAGGTGTGAAGAATTTAAAACTTACTCTAGCCATTCTTTTACAAACAATTTACCATCTTTACGTGATGTAAGCACAGGTAAATAACTTATCTTACCATTAACATGTTGCTCTAAATCTGTTCCACAATTCATACATCTATAAAAAGCTTTATCCAGTCCTACTAACGTTGTAAGTTCACTACACGTTGGACACATGCCATTAACTATTTCTGCTGTTACTTTGAAATTTTTTTCTGTCATATGCTTTCTTATTCTTTACCACTTTTTGTTTAAAATGTCTAAGCTGTTTTGCAACAGGATTTCTTTTCTTGTTTGCTTTCTTCATTACTCTAGTATAAGCTTCTTGATCGATAAACTTCCATCAATATTCGACTCTAATTCTGCCATAGATTTTATGCATTGATACTTGACATGTCCATCAGGTTTTGTTCCACGTTTTGCAATTCTTTTGCCTTTTAAACACTCGGACATTGATGGCTGTATACGAGCTTCTTTAATCTCTCCTTGAACAATCATAAGTAGGGCTACCACTAACTCTGTCATTTAATACTCTTTTCCATTTTCTCTTACCTTATCTTTTAATCCTTCGATATCAGCTAGTGCTTTATCTAACTGTTCTCTTAAAAATTGTATATTAACTTTGTTAGTCATGTTCATCTCTTGAGTCTGTTCCATTTTTTCTACAGTCTTATAAAGATCCTCGATTAAAAATATCTGCTCCTGATCGACGGGGACCTGTTCACTTTTTTTAAGCAAATCATTTTGAAATAGCTCACGTGACGTCTCCAACGATACCAGCCTGGCCGTTAGCTCGGTGTATGCGAACACGCCGGCTGCGACGAGTAAAATTAGCGATGCTACCGTTTTCATCGGCATTTGCACTGCAGCGGATTCTGATATGTTAAGTGGTTTATTTGCCATTGTTTGTTTCGTTTTCAAAACTTATATCTGTGCCATGATCTTTTTCATGTTTATAAGTTCTTTTAGAATTCTTTTTCTTTTTACATTGACATCTTGGTCCTGCTAGTGCGTTAGCAACAGCTTCACATAGACGGTCTAGGCCGCCAAAGAATGCATATAAAAATTTATCAATCATCTTTTGGTTTTGGTAAAGGTAGTATCACATTTTCATCTTCAGTTAAATACTTAGGTATAACAAGTTTCTTTTTACTGGGTTTTATAAACTTATCACCCATTAAAGTAAGGTCAGGGTTCTCTTTTTTATAGTCATCTTTCATATCATCCCACAAACTTTGAGAATCAGAGGGTCTAGTGTTATCTCTTGCAGGAGTAACCCCTCTACATTTAGATACTAATAAATTAAAATTAGAATTGTTTGCAAGACTTGGATTACTATTAACCCTACCACACATTTTCATTAACTCTAATTGTTGTTTGATTGCTACGTTTTCTTTTGCTGTTTTACAGTCTGTGCCTAAATATTTTCTGTAGGTAAATCTTAAATACTGTTGTTCGTTTGTACTACTATCACTATAATTATAATCAGTATCTCTTCTTTCTGTGCTTACTTCCATTTCACCACATCTTACACCATAGTCGTTAAGGTATTCGTTTCTAGGATACGCAGGTTCCACAAACAATGCTAGGATTGTTAGAGCTAAGATAAGTATCCCTGTAAAATAATAATTCATCCTGAGAACCTCCATACATTACCTGTTTAAATCCTTAATATCATAGTCGTGTTCTCTAACTTGGTCTGCTAGTTGTCTGTATAAATTTTCTGCCATCTGCCACGTAGATTCTGCAGAAGTTAATCTTGTATTTTGATCTACAATTTTATCTTCTGCAACTTTTAAATCTCGTTTAAGATCTACAATTTGTTGTTGATTTGAATTGATTGTGTCTGTTAAATTTACAATGTACCTAACGCCTGTGAACGTTCCGACTAGCACTGAAGCTACCACCGGTACCATAACTATATTTTTCTTTAATAGATCTGCTAAGTTCATACGGCATAAAGTCCTTTATTAAAAGATTATAGCCCCTAACACAAATGCAACAGAAGCAATAAGTATTTCTGTTCTATAATGTAGTTGCCAAATCATAAATTTTTCTTTGTATTTATTTATCATCATCTTCCTCCAAGTTTCTCAGCTTATAATCATAACTACCTTGTTCGTGTTCATCGGTAATCCATTTAGCTGAATTTTCTACGGAATAGATCTTACTGGTTACTAATCTATTAATCAAGTTTTTTGATGGGTCCACACCCATAGATGCATCAAACATTTTAAGCCTATTATTGGGCTGTATTGCAAAGTTTCCATCCTCTAATTGTAATACGTGGCCACATTTATGTTGATCTGGTTTTTCTGCATAACCAAAATTTAATTCATTGAAGTCTCCTGCACACCAGTCAATTGTAAATAAATATTTACCTTTACGTTTTACTCTACGTCGTGATGTATATTGCATTGTAGCACCAGCCAACTCATAAAAAGTTGTGACACTTACATTATAACTAAAACAATCCCACATAACTAATTCATCTAATGGTAATTCTTTGACTCCAGGTTTTGTACAGAAAGCCGAGATAGGTGCTCGCCACCACAGGCCACCATCTTCCATTAAAAAATGAAACATTGGTACTCTGTTTGGTATAGAGCTAAAACCAAATACTCCTACTTCAAAATATTTGTCGTGTGAATCTTTTTGATCTCTAAGATAGTTACCCCTGACGTAACATTCTATTACTGGTATGTTTGCATTAAGATAAGCCATTAGTCATTTATACTCCCCCAGTTTTTACCGTGTTCGTAGTCTACTTTGTTTGGAACCTCTAGAGTAACAGCTTGCTCCATAATCTCAACAATCTTTTTTGCCTGTGCGTCATTTTCTATTGATAAACATAGTTCGTCATGTATTTGTATGTGTGCTACAATTCCTTCCTTGTATAATTCTAACATAGATTTTTTTGTCATGTCAGCTGCACTACCTTGTATTAATTTGTTTAATGCTTTGTATGTGTAAGCTCTTTTAATCCCTGGTCCATGTTCTGCCAATGCATCTTCGTGTGACATAGCTTTGTGCATACCAAAACTATTAGGTTCCCATAGATGAAACCTGCATAGTCGTCCCAGCAATGTACGGATTTGTCCACGGTCTTGTGCTCTGTTAGATGCTTTTTCCATAAGTTGTTTAACAAAAGGTACTTTACCATGATACGTGTTAAATAATTCTGCAGCTTTGTCTTTTGATACTCCAAGTTCTGCCTGTAGTTTAGCTTTACCCATACCATAAAATAATCCTAAGTTAATTGTTTTAGCTTGGGATCTTGGTATCTCTGCCATGTCTGCTACAGTCTGGTGAAAGTCTGAGTTAGCATCATTTTGATATGCGTCTACTACATCATAAACAGAGGGTAATTTGTATAAAGCAGCATAATGCACTACCAGCCTAGGTTCTTGCTGAGAATAGTCAAAACAACCCCATCTATGGCCTTCCTCGGGTATAAATAACGACCTTATCTTAGGTCCAAGGTCTTTGTTACGTGCTGGAATCTGTTGTAGATTTGGATTCTGGTAGGAGAACCTACCAGTAACCGTGCCACCCCCAGCATTTCTTAATTGGTTTATTTCTGCATGTATTCTACCTTTGTGTTCGTATCGTAGAATAGAATCTATAAAAGTTGTATGTGCTTTGTTAACTTCTCTTGCCTTTGCAATCATGTTAACAACAGGATGTTTGTGTTCTTGTAAAAAGTTTTTTGTAAAACTTGGTGCTTGTGTTTTTTCTGTGCGTTCAAAAGGTATTTTTAAATTTTCAAATACATCTGCGATACTACTAGCTGCCCAGATCTGTGGTCTTACATTAGTTTCTTTTTCAATAGCATTTAATAATTCATTCTCTTCATTAATTAAATTTTTCTTTAATGTGTGTGCTGCTTCTACATCTACTCTTACACCTTTGAATCTCATGTCAACCAGGCATGGAAATAAATCTGTTTCTAATTCCATAATTGATTGTAGGTCCTGTGCAATAATTTCTTTCTTCATTTCTTGCCATAAACCAAATGTAGCTTCTGCATCTCGTTCAGCATAAGTCCCGACATTAAGTGACGGAAGTTTATACATTTCAGATTTAGGGTCTATTCCCCATTCAGCTGCTGCTTCTGCAAGTGCAGCTTCATTCTTACCAAAACCTAAATACTTCCAGGACAAACTATTAAGATCATATCTAAATCTATTCTCATCAGTCACAGCTGCGGCTATCATTGTATCAACAATCATACCATTTATGGTTAGGCCCATAGCTTTAATCCAACATACGTCGTACATTGCATTGTGAAATATTTTTGTAGAATCTGTTTTAAGAATATCTTGAAACCATTCTAAAACTTTTTTACGATCCATGTTGCCACCACCTTCGTGTGCAATAGGAAAGTATCCTTTGTAATGTGATGTTGCTACAGCTATTCCTATAACTTCTCCATTACCTATAATAGATCCAGATCCTTTTTTAATTAAGTCCGGGTCTTTTGTTTCTAAATCAATTGCAATTTCATCAACCTGTCTAAGGTCTGGAAATTCTGTGGGTATTACCCATTCTGTCTGTGCGCTAAATGTAGGTATCTTCATAACATTAAATAACAAAGAATTAATAAACATGTAAACAACCCCATGTAATGAGGTATATGATTATTTGGTTCCATAGTCCCTTTCGATTATCATTTCTATAAAATGTATTGCTTTTTCCAAGTCTTGTTTCTTTCCTTTATCGCGATGTCTTATTATATATTTTATAGCACAACCTTCTGGATATAACAACTCATTCTCAACTACAAATTTGCTTGGTTGAATTTTGTATTTTTGATAATGGGTCCCGCCGTGCTGCTTATTCCAAACTTTCGATGTCATAACCTTTGTCCTCATGTTTAGCTGTTAGTATATATAAATTTTGTTTTGTACGTGTTACACCCACATACCAAACTCTTTGTTCTTCGTCGTATTTATCTTCGCTTCTTTCTACTGCGTCTCTTATTTTTTTTGTATTGTCTAAAATTAATAAAACATTTGTAGCTTCCC